CTAAGGTTAGTTAATCTTTTGAAGTTGGCATTTAAATTAGTTTGTAATGTAGGATCGGGATCGTTAATCAACGCAGAAGCTAGAGAACTTAGACGTATTTGTCCAGGGATACTTTGATTAACAATGATAGTTTCAGAACCGACTAGTTCTTTAAAAACAATTTGTTCTCCCTCAGCATCGACTACTAGAACTCTGTTATTATCAGAAGTCCTATAGCCTTTAACAGTTCGTTCTTTTTCAACATCGTCTAGGCCTATAAATGATAGTTTTCCACCCTGACCTAGGATAGCATATAATTCTGTAAAGTTTTCGTTGACTTTTTGGAACGAATCGCGAATACTGTCGCCTGTACCGTCATTACCTTCGATACCGATATTAATTTCTTTTCTTGACATTAGGGAACTCCGTTGGATACCTTATAATTGATATTTAGCCCAAAATTTTATAAGCCGAATGTAAATAAATGTATGTTCTTAAAGAAAGAAACTAGAGAAATGGAATATGTTCGAACAAGTAAATTAGGTTCGGAACATACCTATGTACGAACAAAAACTGTAGCACTATTCCGTTGTGATAACTGCGACGAAAAGTTTGAAAGGGATTTAAAACATATGGACCATCGCAGGCTCAGCAACAACTATTTTCATGTTTGTGCTAACTGCGATGCTAAACGTTTTGCCAAACGAAAGGCAGTAGAAAGAAGAGCTATATGGGATATGCCCGCTAGTTCAACGTTGCCCGTGGGCAAATACTAACGACGCATTAGTTCATCTACAAAATCTAATAGCAGTGTATGGTGCTTGCCGTGATGCCAGTGCTTAGGCATCCAGGAATGATAATCATACCAAACTTTTGTACTTTCAGGATGACACCCTATTAGACCAATTTTCCCTTGTATAACAGCCATAGGATCACCGTTGCTGTAGGTAGCCACAACATCCATATTATCACCAGTAATAGCACAGCCGTCATAGAAATACATCCTTTCCTGTTGTCCTTGCCAATTAACTAACACACCCTTTGCGTGGGGACGTTTTGTGTCCGTGTTAGGGCGTCTGATATATTGAACGACCCTATTATCTGGCTCGAGAATATCGAAATAATATTGATCAGCCCAATACGCACCGAGACAGATGCCTAAGTACCTACCTCCGTTCTTAACCCAACTTCTAATAATATCAACGTGTTTGTTAAGAAGATTATCAAATCTATCACTATCACCTAGCCCTCCAGGAAAACACACAATATCTACATCGTCAAAAAATGTGTCCTCTACTTCGTGCTTGGTGAATATTTTAAATCGATAGTGTGGTGATAATGCTTCTATGATGCCGTTGGTTGAATCAACGGCACACAACGGGTGATGTAAAAATATCGCTATTGTGGGCATCTCTCGCAATGTAAAAGCTCACTTAGGAGACCATTCCGGGGCACGACTCCCATAATCTCCTGCCCAGCAGCCGGGCACACCTAAGTAACGATAACGTCCTAAGGTAGGTGTTTCTAAACCCTAAACGATTCGCCACAACCACAGCGATCTTTTTCGTTAGGATTTATAAATTCAAAACCTTCGTTTAAACCTTTTTTCTGCCAGTCCATAGTGAGTCCATTGACATAAGGACTACTGCGACCGTCAACCCAAACTTTAATTCCATTACTTTCGTAGACAAATTGATCTCTAGTAACAGGAGCAACATCTACATATTCTAAAACATAAGCAAGTCCTGAACAGCCGCTGGTTTTAACACCAACACGGATACCAAGGCCTCCGCCTCTACGTTCTAATTGTTGTTTTACTTTTTTAGCTGCTAGCTCTGATAGAGTTATCATATTTCTCTTTGTAGTCTTTTACTGCGGCTTTGATAGCATCTTCTGCTAAAATTGAGCAGTGTATCTTAACTGGTGGTAATGCTAGTTCTTCGGCGATTTCAGAGTTTTTGATTGTTCCGGCTTCGTCGATTGTTTTTCCCTTGAGCCATTCTGTAACAAGGCTCGAGCTCGCAATAGCCGATCCGCAGCCATACGTTTTAAATTTTGCATCTGTAATAATACCTGTATCATGATCCACCTTTATCTGTAGTTTCATAACATCACCGCAAGCAGGAGCACCAACCATTCCTGTGCCTACGTTAGTATCAGTTTTGTCAAAGCTACCTACGTTACGGGGATTCTCATAATGGTCGATAACTTTGTCTGAATATGCCATACTATTCTCCCATACTTGTTAATCTATCGTTTACAACATCCCAGTCTACGATACGCCAAATATTGTTTAAGTATTTGGCTTTGTCCTGCTGATAGTCTAATGCCCAGGCATGTTCCCAAGCATCTACTAGTAATGAAATCTTCATTGATCTTTTGTATTCGTGATTATGAATAGTGTGCAGATCTCCAGATTCATCCATATAGATCCAATTAGATCCTTGTGCTGCCATAAATTCTTTTTCAAATGCTTCTTTAAATTTTTCAAAGCTGCTGTATTTTTTTTCTATAATTTCGTTACTGATCCCCGTGGGTTTGTTCGCTGCTCTGGGCGGGGTAAGATTCCCAAAAAATATATTATGTAACATAGCACCCCCGTAATTAAAATCAGGGTCGCCTTCACCTTTATTATAACGATCAAAATACTTTGAAGCAAGCCCGTCGTAGTGATACTTTAGAGTATCTTCGCTCATCACGGGTTCTAGCTCTTTGCGATCAAAATTAAGTTTATTTTGATATACTTCTCGCTGATCCGTGCTTTCAGTCAAATATTTCAAAAAATGTAGTGTCATAATCATATTTATTGTAAATAAACCACAAGGAGATTTAACCATGGAAATCGTACTTTTCGCAGTAGTTGTAGTAGCACTAGGTGCTTTCATTTATTACAATCGTAGCTCTAAGAGTTTGGATGTAAACAATGATGGTAAAGTAGATGCTGCTGACGCTAAAGCCGCTGTCCAAAACGTAGTAGAAGGTGTCAAAGCCTCTGCTGACGTGAACAAAGACGGTAAAGTAGATGCCGCTGATGTAGCAGTAGTTAAAGAAAAAGCCAAAGCAGTTGCTAAGAAAACAACAGCTAAGGTTAAAGAAACTGCTAAGAAAGCAGCACCTCGCGGTCGCAAGCCACAGGCAAAGTAATACTCTTAGCCTCTTCGTACAGAGCAAACGAAGCTAGATTCTTAGCTTTACTTTCGCACATGATATCGAAGTTATCCCTAAAACTCAGTGCCCATTCGTTCACTGCTGTGTTCCAGTAGAAGTTCGAGTGTGCTCTGAGTTTTGCTTTCTTGTGTCCAGACTCTAAGAGGGTCTGAAGAGCGGGACGTGATTCTCTGGAATGACTTCCAAGTATATCTTCCCTAGAAACAGAGTAGTGTATGACAGGCCGCACACCACGCCAGCTATCAATAATCCTTTTAACACGATCGTCAGTAACTTCAATATATTCTCCAGTTTTAATCCAGTGGTGATGAATGTCTAATACTAGGGCACAATCATTGATTAAGTCAATACTATCTTCAATGCCCCAGGTCATCTCATCGTTTTCGATGGTTAGTGTATTACGGGCTTCGGGTGTCATCCGTGCCAAAGCACTGCGGATACCGGCTGGGCCTTGTCGGCCAGCAATATGAACATTGATCTTAAAGTCTTGAAACTTTTGACCATATCCCATCCACCGTACCATATCCACATGATATTCGAACTCCTCAATTGATCTGTTTACAATATCGGGATTATCGCTAGCAAGCACAGTAAACTGGCCAGGATGCATAGATAACCGAACGTTTTTCTCACGAGCGATATCTCCCACTCGTTTAAATTCTCTTTCGCAATAGGATCGGACATCGGGATTCCGCCAATACCCGCCCCAAGTTGGCTCAGTGTACACAGGAAGGATATCGCTGCTGAGTCGTACCATTCTAAGACTTTCATCTTGTTCTCCTACTAGAGTAACAAGTTTGCGGCATGCCTCAATGTTCTGTGCCATTAAGTCCCATAACTTTTGTTCCGCAACGTCTCTAGTCTGTCTATTTAACCAGGCCACAGTGGTACTACCTGTGTTGTACTGTTTACAGTTATCTTTTTGTTTTATGCCATTTATTTGGCTAGGACCGTCGATCCATTTACAAGCAAAGCCGATACGTTTAGTCATAGTCTTATTATACACTCAGTCTGTAAAAAAAACAATATATAATGTATGATATTTGATTCATTCCGACAACACGGAGCACTAAACAGTCCTCCAATATTTCATG